CAACAAACCGTCACAAAAGCCTTTTTCGATAGCCTCGTTCGCATCCATAAATTTGTTGTCATCCATCAAGTGTGACAGGACAGTGCGGCTCATGCCGGTTTTTTGGCTATATGCGTTGATGATAGATTCTTTTACGGAATCCAGCATCGAAGCGGCCCGGCGCATCTCTTCACTGTCACCAATCGAAATGGTCGATGGATTATGGATCATAATTTGACCAACAGGTGAAATCAAGACTTCATCGCCCGCCATAGCGATAACACTCGCTGCCGAGGCCGCAATAGAGCCGACCTTCACAGTGACTTTGCCCTTGTAATCTTTCAGTGCGTTGTAGATTTCCGCAGCCGCGAACACATCCCCGCCGGGACTGTCGATCCAAACTATGACGGGCGCATTTGATCCGTCTCCTTTTAACTCTTCTTTGAAAGCAGCCGGAGTTACGTCATCCTCAAACCATGTGTCGTTATCTGCGATCACACCGTTGAGGTAGAGAGTGCGTTCTTCTGCGGTTTCGTCACGCACCCAATTCCAGAATTTCTTCATCCGTTTTCCTCCCTTCGGTATTTTTGTGAATAAGCACCCGCGTCTTTGAGCGGGAGCATATTGCCGTTGACAAGATACAGGTCACCGCCCTCCTCAGCGGCGATTCGGTTCATGTTTTCGAGTTCTCTGATGTCATTCGAAGACATCCAGCCGTTCTGCCGCGCGGTGGCATAGCCGGTCATGCGGCTCTGGTAATCCCCGCGCAGCAGCCCGTCGAGATTAAACTTTATAAAAATAGCCGCCTTTTCAGACGGCAGTAACAGCGATTGCTGGAGGGATTGTTCCCAGCGCACCACCCACGGGTCGAGCGTATACTTCACAAACTCCAGCGATTGCTGCTCTATGTTGCTAAAGCTGGATTTTTCGAGGTCGCCGACCATGTGGGGCGGCACCCGGAATATCCGCGCGATCTCGTTTATCTGAAACTTGCGGGTTTGCAGGAATTGCGCCTGCTCGGGCGGGATGCCGATGCTCTGAAACTTCATCCCTTCCTCAAGCACGGCCACGCGGTGAGCGTTGCCGCTGCCCTGATACGCGGCGTTCCAGCTATCCTTGACGCGCTGCGGGTCTTTGATGACACCGGGATGTTCCAGCACGCCGCCCGGCTGGGCGCCGTTGGCGAAGAACGCCGCGCCGTATTCTTCGGTGGCCAGCGCCATGCCGATGGCGTTCTTTGACATGGCAATCGGTGAATATCCGATCATCCCGTCGAACCCCAAGCCGGGAATATGCAGCACTTCGTCCTGCGAGAGCGTCACCGTCCCTGCTTCCGGCCTGATACGGCTTTCATCCATATCGCGGCGATAGGAATACACAAGGGCGCCATTATTAGCCCGCTTGACTTCCATCCGGTTGGGGAGCAGCGGGTAAAGACCCACGACCTGCCCACGTCCGTCCCGGATCACCTGCGCATAGGCGTTACCCCACAGCAGCAAGTGGGACATGAGCGTTTCACGGAATACGAATGAGGTCATTTCCGGGTTGGGCGCGTCATGGAGCAGGCGATAGAGCGGGTGGCCCGGCAAGCGCTCTTTTCCACCGTCGCCCTTGTATCGGTAGACGTGGAGCGGCAGGCTGGCGACGGCTTCGGCCAGTATGCGGACACAGGAATATACCGCCGTGGTTTGCATGGCGGTATGTTCGTTGACCGTTTTGCCGGAGGTTGTGCTTCCAAACAAAAAGCTGAACGCGCTCCCGATTCTATTCTGTGGCTTGTCCCTTGACCGGAACATTCCAGAAAATATGCTCATAATATCAACAACCCCCTTTCCTCATAGATACTGCCGCCGGTGTCACCGCCGCCGCGCAACGCGCGGTCGAGTGCCATGACGGTGGCGACAGCGCCGTCTATCTTCTCCGTGGATTTTTCTTTGTCCGGCTTGATATTGCCAGCCGGATCGGTGCGGACGTGGATATTGTCCATCATCCAGCGCAAGACGGGCTGCCCTCCGTGGGCCAGCTTTTCATCCAGCGTTAAGCGCATAAGCTCCTTTGTGGGCGGGGACATATCCCGGAACCCCTGTCCGAAGGGCAACACGGTAAATCCCAGCCCTTCGAGGTTCTGGATCATCTGCGCTGCGCCCCAGCGGTCGTATGCAATCTCCCGTATGTTGTACATGGCGCCGAGCTCCTCAATCGCCGCTTCGATAAAGCCGTAATGCACCACGTTGCCCTCGGTGGTTTTGATAAAACCCTGTTTTTCCCACACGTCATACGGCACATGATCCCGGCGCACACGCAAGTCCAGCGTTTCCTCCGGCAGCCAGAAGTACGGCAGAATATAATACTTGTCGTCATAGTCGATTGGTGGAAACACCAGTACAAACGCGGTGACGTCGGTGGTGCTGGCGAGGTCGAGCCCGCCGTAGCACACGCGCCCGCGCAGGCTCTCTGTGTCCACAGGGAACGCGCAGGCGTCCCACTTGTCCATCGGCATCCACCGCACCGCCTGTTTTACCCAGCGGTTCAGAAAGAATTGCAGGAATTGGTTTTCTTCGGCAGGGTTTTGCTTTGCGCTCTCGCACATTTGATGCAGATAACTTTCCTGCACCGTGACGCCCAAAGAGGGATGGGCCGTTCTCCATGTTGCGGGAGACGTCCAGTCCATATCCTCCGGCGCTTCAAAGATTACCGGATAAAATGAAGGATCGGATTTCCTGCCCGCTATAATATCCTTTGCTTTGGAATACACTTCATAACATATTGAGTGCATATCATTCCCAGCCGTGGTGATAACGAAGTTCAGAGGTTGGGATCGCGCGGCACCCGAGCCTTTTGTCATCACGTCATATAGCTGCCTGTCGCCCTGCCCAAGAAGCTCGTCAAAGATACAACAGGACACGTTTAGTCCATACTTCGTCGCCACCTCCGAGGACATGGCTTGATAGAAGCTCCTTGTGGGCAGATAAACAATGCGTTTCTGTGAATCCAGTATTTTGACGCGCCTCATCAGCGCGGGGCACTGCAATACCATATCCCGCGCCACATCGAACACGATGGAGCTTTGCTTGCGGTCATTGGCGCAGCCGTATACCTCGGCGGCTTCCTCACCATCTGCGCACAGCATATACAGCGCGATGGCTGCCGCAAGCTCAGACTTGCCGCTTTTTTTCGAACAGGTAATAAATGCCGTCTGAAACTGCCTGCAACCGTCCGGCTTGACTACGCCGAACAGATCGCGGATGATGTTTTCCTGCCAGGGCAGCAGATGAAAAGGGCGCCCCGACCAATCTCCCTTTGTGTGCCTTAACTGGCTAATAAAGGCGAGTACCCTTTCGGCTTTTTTATCATCGTAACGCGATGTAGGAAGCATAAACCGCGTCGGCCTGTGTTTTTTAGCCATACCCGTTCATCTCCTGCGGAAAATTCAGCACCGCAAACTCCCCGAAAAGCTCGTTTGCTTTTTTGTCCCTCGCCATCGCCGCTTCCTCCGCAATGTGAAAAAGGCCCAAACGGTGCTTCTCCCCGTTATGATGCACATATGATTCATACCGCTTTGCGTTTTTCAGATAACTGACGCCTGTGTACCCGCTGGTATTTGTGCATCGCTTTTTCTGATTGAATGAGTTTTGCTGGTGCGTGCAAAAACGCAGGTTCTCACGTCTGTTATCCATTTTGTCCCGCGAGATATGGTCAATATCCATGCCTTCCTTTCGGCCCATCAGTATAACGTGAAGGGGCCGCGAAGTGCGCTTAATATTTGTGGTAATGTAACCGCGTTTCGATACAAACCACGAGTATTTTTTTATGATTTCGTAGTCCTCAGTGGAAAAAAGGAAATCCATGCCTTTCCGGGTAGTCCCGATCATGTATGCCCCGTCATCTGATAGTCTGTACTTCATTTTTCCCTCCAATCGAAAAACGGACAAATGAAAAGGGCTTCCGTAGAAGCCCCTTGCGTTTGCCCGTTTAGTGGTTTTTAATTATTCATCTTCATATCTGCTTGGAACGTACACCGCCTGCAGCGTTCCGTCCG